GCACTGTGGGTGCTGGTCAAGCCACCGCTACTCGCTCCCGCACTTCGGGCGTTGCTACCATCGTTACTGCCGCTGCTCATGGATTCTCCACGGGCGATGTCATCACGATTGCCAGCATGACCGACACCTCGTTCAACGATGTGCAGGCGGAAGTTACTGTTGTTGACTCCACCACGTTCACCTATGCGAACGCTGGTGCTAATGTCGCTTCGGGCGCGGATACCGCTGGACGTGTTGGCGCACTCTACGTGAATGCCTACGTTGTTGGTATCTACTACTAATCATTAATCTGGGTGGGGGAGTTACATTCTCCCTCACCCTAACCATTTTCTATTATGGCTTGCTTTACCTCTCTACCCTACCGCGATAAAACCTATCCTTTCGTTCAGACGATTGCTACCGCCGCTGGCATTGAACCAATCTCTTTTGGTTGCTACGACTCGGCAAGCGATGCCGCCAAACTCTATCAGTTCTATGTTGGATTCGCAACCATTGGTGGCCTCACCCCAGTTACTCAAAATTGCTTTGTGCAAAAAACTGAAGACCAGCAATTCTTCCTTACTAACGAGGCTCTGTCTGCTGCTCTTAACCCTGTTACATAATTATCGTAACCGATAAAATATTATGGCACTCACTCAATCATGCTTTACTGATCTTGCTTTGGATCAGCAGCTTTACAATATCTACAAAGCGGCACTTCAAGCCAGTGAGTTTGAAATTCCATTGCACGACCAGATCGACTACACTTATTTCGGTTCTACCAACAATAAGGAAACAGAGCAATACTTGCTCAATGGAAATCCTGTAGCTACTATTACATTCACATACTTCACTACTCCTCCGACTGTGGACAACTCCCTCGTAGCGAGCAAGTCTATCGACTACCCGTAATTATCGTAAACGATAAATGCCATGAGTAATTGCTGTAACGAAACCATCATCGTAGCATCCTACGCGAGATCGGCAAAAGAAAGTGCCGCAAGTGCAGCGCATTCAGCCTGCTTGGCAATGCAAGCAATTGGAGCAAGCGGAGCGACTGGTGCTACAGGAGTAGGATCGACAGGAGCAACCGGACTCACGGGCGCGACAGGGCCGAGCGGAGGCCCAACGGGAGCAACCGGAGCTACCGGAGAAGGAGCCACCGGAGCCACGGGATTAGCTGGCATTAACGGAACCACTGGGGCTACGGGATTGCGAGGAGCTACCGGAAGCACGGGTTCCACTGGTATTCAAGGCGCAACTGGGCCTCAAGGTTCTACAGGAATCGGATCAAGCGGAGCCACCGGAGCCACTGGTCAGCAAGGCCCGATTGGCCCAGATGGAGCAACTGGAATGGTTGGCCCTCGCGGAGCAACTGGATTGTCAGGAGTTAATGGAGCCACGGGGGCAACAGGCCCAAGCGGTGGCCCGACTGGTGCTACCGGAGCCACAGGAAACGATGGCGCGACTGGAGCCAGCGGAGTTGCAGGAGTCGATGGGGCAACGGGATCGACTGGAGCTACTGGTCTAAACGGAGCAGATGGAAGCACCGGAGCTACAGGTATTCAAGGAATTGATGGCGCAACCGGAGCCACTGGTATCCAAGGCGATCAGGGTTCTACCGGAGCCACTGGGGTTGCAGGAAATAATGGCGCGACTGGCGCAACTGGTGCGACTGGTGTAGCTGGAACAGACGGAAGCACAGGCGCGACTGGTGCTACGGGCATTGCTGGTAACGATGGAGCTACAGGAAGCACAGGCGCAACAGGCGTTGCTGGATCACAAGGTTCCACAGGTGCTACCGGAATCGCTGGAGGTCAAGGTTCGACGGGGGCAACCGGAACTGCTGGCGTTGATGGTGCTACAGGAGCTACTGGCGTAGGTGCAAGCGGAGCTACGGGAGCTACAGGTTTGCAAGGTGCTACAGGATTGACTGGTGCTGGTGGAGCGTCTGGATACTGGGGATCATTCTGGTCAACTCAAAATCAATCTGCTACCGCCATCAATACTGGATATCCGATTACTTACAACAACACTGATCCAGATTCTATCGGCGTATCAATTGTTGCCAATAGTCAAATTACCTTCCAATACACTGGAGTCTATTCGATCACATTTTCTGTTCAATGGAACAATTCAGATAACCAAATCCATGATGCAAACATTTGGTTGAAGAAAAATGGAACTAATGTCGCTGATACCGATTCTCGGTGGAGTGTCGTTGAATCTCATGGCGGGTCTGATGGACGGGCTATTGGAACTGTAAACTATGTTCTTAAAGTTCTAGCTGGCGAATATCTTGAGCTTTTCTGGCAAACCAATAACCTTGGAATTACGCTTGAATACGCTCCAGCATTAGCACCAGCACCAGCAATTCCATCTGTCATCCTTACTGCAACGCAAGTAATGTATGGTCAGTTGGGCGCGACTGGTGCAACCGGAGTTCAAGGCGCAACTGGTGCGACTGGTGGATCATTGACTCCTCAAATTGATCTTTATACAACTTCTGGCAGTTGGACAAAACCAGTTGGTGCAAAAGAAGTTTATGTTCAATGTGTGGCTGGCGGTGGCGGTGGCGGTTATGGTGGCAAGCAGACTGCTGGAACGGCAGTTTTTGGCGGTGCTGGCGGCGGCAGTGGAGGTTATTCCCATGCAACAATCGACGCATCGCAACTTACAGATGCAAGTTATACGATAACTGTAGGCAGTGGAGGCAATGGAGGAATTGGTGCTACTTTAACAAACGCTACATTAGGCACACTCTCATCATTTGCTGGTATCACTCAAGGAACATTGTTAAGAGCATCTGCGGGTGGAACTGTTGCTGGCAATGGAGGAACAGTCGCACCGACATCAGGTGGTGCTGGTGCGCCTATGGGAAATGGTGGAGGCGCGGCAAACATAACGGGAACCGGAGGTGCTGGTAGCGGAACAAATTTTTCTCCATCAAGCGGCGGTGCTGGCGGCGGTATAACTGCGGCGGCAGTTGTTGGAAATATAACAGGTGTATTCAATGGAGGAACGAGCGGAACTAACCATTTTGTTGGTTTGATAAGCAATGGAGGTGTTGCAAGCGCAACAGCAAATGGAGGTTCTGCAACTCCAACTACTCCAAGAACACTATCTACATTGATGATTAATGGTTCTGGTGGCGGTGGAGGAGGTGCTTGCTCATTCGCTACTGGGTCTGGAGGAAATGGAGCAAATGGTTCAGCATACGGCTCTGGTGGCGGTGGTGGCGGATCAACTATTGGTTCTGGAGACCGAAGCAATGGAGGCAATGGTGCGCCGGGAGCAGTAATGATTACAACTTACTTCTAACAATGGAAATCGACGACTGGGCAATAATTAACAAAGAAGGCAATTTCGTAGAAATGGTCATCCGCTGGGATGGCAATACAGAAACATGGCCATTGCCCGAAGGGACATATGCAGTTAAGCGAAAAGATTTAGATTACTCAACTATTAACGAGAAGCCAGAAGAATGAACGACAATACTGCCATTAACGGAATCATAGGAACATCCACTTCATTAGGTGGCGTTGCTATTTCTCTTTTCCCTCAAGTCGAGGCATGGGTTCGATTTAGCGGTGCTGTTGTCGGGTTGGTTGCTGGTATTCTTACTTGCATCTACATGATCCAAAAGATTTCCAAAAAATGAAAGTAAAACAAATGGCTCTTGGGCTGATCTTGATATCACTCGCCTTTCTTGCAATGGCATTCTTGACTGGGTGCGAAACTCTCGGAATCTCCCTAGAAACACAATATGGTAGGTTCACTTACGAACTACCTCAACCAACAGGAACAAAGAAATGAAAATCGTAAACATACTACTTGAACGGCTATCAGAGAATAGCACATGGCGCGGCATCATCCTAATCGCTACGGCGGTAGGAGTTAAGCTGGAACCAGAACTCCAAGAGTCCATCATCGTCGCAGGGTTAGGACTCGTAGGTTTAATCAACGTTATCCGCAAAGGAAAATGATTCCCAACTCCAGACCACAGCAAGCCAAGGAAAAGACACTCGCAATGGTAATCAAAGCGGGTATCGAAGACTTGGTTTGTTTGGTCGGGATTCGTGGATACTACCTCGATTCGATGGGAGCAAAAGGAAAGAACGACAGGGGTATCTACGACGATGCGATCATTCTTCTATCACCAAGCGTTCATGCTACGTTTAACGCTAATACTGATCCTTCAGTTTACAAGAAAGGCATTGCGGTGCTTAAAACGGGAGTGCATCGCTTTCGTAAAGGCAATCATGGTATCTCTAAACCCGGAGGTGGCTACCCAGCGTTACGACCTGCTAACGCAAAAGAACAACTCCCTGTTACGCGAGATGGTGAAGGTGATTCGATGGGGACTGCGATAAACATCCATAAAGGAGGATATAACACTACCAGCAGTCTCGGCTGTCAGACGATCTACCCGCCGCAATGGGACGGGTTCATAAATCTAGTCTACTCGGAGATGAGTAGATACAACCAGAAGACGATTCCATATCTATTGGTGGAACAAACATCTTGACAGAAACCTTAACTATCGTTAACGATAAAAACTATGAGTTGCGGAAATTCCAGAAGTTCTAAATGCAATCCATGCGGCCCAAGCGAGGCGGCAATGAATGCGATTGCAGATCGTGCAGCTTACTATGCTCGTATCGCAGTTGAGGCCGCTGGAGGCACAACGGGCGGCAAAGCTCCAGTAGGTGGAAATACCTTTGGAGTATTCTACGAGAATGACCAAGTAATGGTAACTGATTACACAATCACAAGTGGACGCAACGCAATGTCAGCAGGCCCAATCACAGTAAACCCCGGAGTCACTTTAACAGTGCCATCAGGCAGCACCTATACAATCGTATGAGTCTCATTAAAGCAAACGCAGTCCAAGTAGGACAATCACCGACAGCAACGCAAAACTTTACTCTGGCAGTGCCATCGTCACCAGACGGCACGATTAAGCTGGCACGGGGCAATGCAGGCGCAACTACGCAGGATGTGTTGAGTGTAGATGCAAATGGGAATATCAATGGTCTTGTTAAAGCTACAGGCAGCACAACCGCTCGTTCGTTGGCAAATAGGTTTGCAGATGTTGTGAATGTGAAGGACTTCGGTGCAGTCGGTGATGGTGTTGCAAATGACACTGCTGCGATTCAATCTGCGATTAATACTGGGAAATCTATTGTTTTTCCAGAAGGAACATATCTTGCAAACAATTTAACTCAATCAACAAATGAGCAAAGATTTTATGCTCTTGGAAATGTTGTAATTCAAAAAAATGCTAATGGTGTTTTATTTACATCTTCTGGAAGAAGTGTAATGTGTGAAGGGATAAAATTTTATGGCAATGTATCATTTACAGGTGATTGCGTAAAAACAACTGGTGATAATTGTGTATTCACAAATTGTTCGATTTGGACTAAATTTGGATTTGGGTTGTTAGCTGAAGGAGGTGGAACAAGAATTATTGGAACATCTGATATTTATTATTCAGATGATGCGACTGGATATGCAATTTGTTTAGGTAATACATCTAACGCAACAAATTATCATCAAATCATAGGAATAACAACATCAACATCTTCTGGTGGTATTTTGTTAAGACGATCTAACGGAAGTGTTACATCATCCCAGATTGGAAAATTTGATATGAATACAGGTGCAATGTATGTATCAAATTGCCGAATTACAGGAGATTTGATTATTAAATCAAGTTTTTCTATAATTGAAAATTGCACGATTGCAGGAGATGTAACAATTGGAGATGGGGTAAATGCAATTTCTGGAATTGGAATTGGATCAAATGTTTTTTGTCAATCTGGTTCAACTATAACATTAAATGCAAATGTTAGAGAAAGTTCTATAAATTTAACTCAAAATAGTTCAAGCGGAATAACAATTATAGATAATCTTACAGGCACTGCAAATGACATAGATAATAATATTTTTCTTGAGAATAAAACATATACTCCCGCATGGACAGGTTCCTCATCCAATCCAAGCATTGGGAATGGATCAATTACAGGAAATTATTCAAGATTGGGTAGATTTGTATTTGCTACGATTGAACTTGTAATTGGAAGCACGACAACATTGGGTAGTGGATTTTGGTTTTTTGGACTTCCGACTACTTCAAGTGGATTATCACATCAAGGTTCAGCGGTTAGCACAGACCTTCCGGGTGGAACAGCTTATGTTGGTGCTGCAACAACAAATTATGCTAACAATTATTGTTTAATAACAACTTCTGCTGGCAATGTTACGCCAACAACTCCGTTTACTTGGGGTGCTGGAGATATAATCCGATTAACAATTCAATACCCATCAATTTAAAACATGAGCGCAAACATTAAAGCATCCACAGACGGAACACAGGCAATCATCGGCGTAGGTGGCGTTGACCAGATGACTGTGAGCAACGCTGGCGTAGTGACGGCAAACAGCTTTGTAGGGGCAATCTCCGCTGGTAACATCTCAAGTTCAACTGCGATTGCAACTGGAAGCACAACTGCTCGTTCGCTTGCAAACCGATTTGCAGATGTGGTCAATGTGAAAGATTTCGGAGCAGTTGGTGACGGAGTGGTTGATGATACTGCTGCTATTCAAGCTGCATTGAATAGCGGAGCAAAAATAATTACTGGTGTATTAGGCACATATCTTGTTACAACATTATATCCAAAATCAAATCAAGTTTTTAGAGATATAAATTTAAAAGAAAAAGGATCGGTTTCTGTAGTTTCATTTAAACCAGTAATTAAGGTTGGTGGAATAATTGGAGGAGTTGTTCAGACTGTAACAAATCTTGTTTTAGAAAATATAAAAATAGACGGGAATAGGTCAAATCTACAAATTATTGATGTATTAAGTGGGGAAGATGGAGGAATGCACGGATTTAATATTTCCGATGGTTCTAATAATATTAAAATAATTAACTGTGAAGCAAATTATTGCGGGACAGCTGGACTTATTATTCATTCAGAAATTGCTGGGCCTGCATTATATCCTGTAAAAAATATTTATATTGAAAACTTTATTGCAACATATAATAGACAACATGGAATTTTTTGCGATTCCTTTGATTCTGTTTATATGACAAATATTGTTTCAAACAATAATGCTCAAACAATAGCTTCTGGTTATCCAGATACTAATGGAAATACAGCTTTTAAAAATTTAGGAGTTCCTTATGGTTCTGGAATTGATTTGGAATGTTATGTAGGAAATCCAAATTCTTATTTCAAAAACTTTTATGCAGATGGAATGATATGCAGAAACAACGCAACGGAATGCATGATCTACGCTCCTCCAGTTGTAAATGCTGTTGCTGAAATACCTGCTGAAAATATTTTTCTCAAAGATGTTTATTTTGAAAAAGGAACCAATGCAGGATCAACAAAAGGATTTACGATGTATGCTAATGCGTTTGTTGGATCAAAATATGGCATAGATACTGTTAATGTAAGTGGATTTATTGATGGGTATATTGATTCAAATAATGTAAAATCTTTTTCATTTACTGATGGATTTATCAAAACTCCAATCTCCTTGGCATACAAAACATTATTTAACAATGGAATAGATAGCGTAATAACTGCCCCAAGCAATAGAGACTCAATTAAAATAGAAACATTAGGCGCACCTACTGTAGTTACAAATACTGGAGTTGGAGTTATATCAACATACATTGACCAGTTTGTTAAAAGTAATGGTAAACATAGTTTAGTAATGCCATTTTCTGTTTCTGGAGGTTTAATTTCTGGTGGAAATATGAGTTGGACTATAACGTTACCATCTACTATTCAAAAAATTTCCAATGTTGTTATAAATTCATGGAATGCAACAAGTGGAAAATCTGTAATATCAAATGTTCAAATATCAAGTTCAAATTCTATTCGTGTATATGTTACTCCAACAGATGATACTATTGATGGAAATATAGAAGTAGAAGTATTATTTTAACCACTAAAAATTATGGCACTTAAAAAAACAATCCAAACGCAATATGGTGTAGAAGTTAAAAACGCATATTGCAAAGTATCAACATTAACAATTATTGATAAAATCAAAATTGGTTTTAATGTTGCGTCATTTGCTGATGTTAATCTTGTTCCTATTGTAACACAACAATACATCTGCAACTACGACATCAACGGAGAAAACCCAATCAAGCAAGCGTATCTCCACCTTAAAACCTTGCCAGAGTTCGCGGACGCAGTAGACTGCTAATCTTATGAGCCTCTGCACACCTTGCACACCCTGCCCACCATGCGACACGGAATATCCGTTGTTGTGTGAGCCACTCGAAACAACTGCCAATGGGAAACGATTGGTAGTAGAAGACTCTGCTGCTTGTCAGAAAACAATTCAGACTCCAGTTGCCCAACAAGTCTTGAAGACTGATGGTGCTGGTAATTTGACTTGGACAAACGGAGCGAGCGGAACTGTATTGAGAAAAGATTCAACGGGTCTTGTAGAGTTTGCTACGCTAAATAGCGTTCTGCAAGCAGGCCCAGTTGATCTTGGTAGCCAACCATTGACTACTACCGGAGCATTGACTGTAGGTTCACTTTCTCCAACGCTTGCTATTACAGCATCGTCGCTGAATGTTTCTGGTGCTACATCTACTGGATCATTGAGTGTGAGCGGAGCAACATCTACCGCTGCGATTACTTCAAGCAGCACGATTCTTGCTAATGGTAACGCATCCAAGATTGGATACAATACTGGCGCAGGTGGGACGATCACGCAAGGAGCAGGAGCAAAGACAAACTCTGTTACGCTGAATCGTCCTACTGGAATTATCGTAACCGATAACGCCGCCCTCGCGTCCGCTACTGCCGTTACCTTTAACTTGAGCAATTCGGTTATTGAGGCTACGGACATCGTTGTGGTAAGTCACATCTCTGGTGGAACGCTTGGCGCATACAACTTTGCGGTAGCTCCAGCGGCAGGCAATGCTAACATCGTAATCCGCAATATCACGGGAGGAAGTTTGTCTGAAGCACTGACATTGCGCTTTATCGTAATCAAGAGTGTCAACGCCTAATGCCAGCAGAAGGATCAGTCTTTGATGGATTTACAAGTATCATCGCGCAAGACGCAGATACTCATCCATCGTATTTACCAGAGTCTGTAGTATCAGAGTCGGTTAATAGGACATTCCGAGGCGGCATTAACCGGACAAGACCAAGCATTCGTAACATCCCGATTATCGCTGGAGACGGAGAAGCCGAGACTATCGTTAACGATATTCTTGGTGGTAGCTTCCAAGGTGCGTATCCATATCGTTCAACCAACTTGAGAACAAACGATGGCATCCTGCTATCGGTATCTGGGATTATCTACTTTCTGAAGATGGTAAACAATCGGGCGTTTGCCTACAAGATTATCGAGGGCAACGATCCGGGCATGATGCACACATGGTTCGTGCAAGCTGAAGATCGAGCGTATATCCAAAACGGCTACCAGAATGCAATCGCATGGGATGGAGTATTAGGAACGTTGACTGCAAGCGAAATCCAAAATGGAGACTACTGCGAGATTGTATCAGTTGGAACTACCAACTTCACTTTGATCGGCGCACCATCCAATACGATTGGCGTTAAGTTTACGGCAGTCATCACAGATACCCAAAGGGGAACCGGAACAGGGACAGTCAAGCTACCTGCCTACCGACTGAATCCATACTTGGCAAAGATGCCGATTGGAACGATCATGGAGTATGCCTTCGGTCGAGTCTTTGTTTCTGATAGGTTCAATCAAATCTACGCTTCTGACATCATCTATGGTGGCGGGTTCACCGATACCAAGAATACAGAGAACTTCACGGAGATAGGATACTGGGCAGAAGGCGGCGCGTTCTCGACTCCAGCCATGATGGGGAATATCACAGGGATGAAGGCGATGCCAGAGTTGGGATACAACCTTCGCGGCCAAGGTCAGCTAGTAGTCCTTACAGGAAACGGAGCATTCTCAATGGATGTCTCTCTACCAAGGTCACAATGGAACACATCAAACATCCAGCGCATCTCACTCCTTGGGCGCGGATGCACTAGCCCGTATCTAGCTCTAGTTAATAGTGAGCTTTGGTTCCGCTCGCACGATGGCTGGGCGTTCTATTCCAATACCCAGTCCGAGTTCAATAGATACTTCTCCCTACGTAAACTATCTAGGGACGTGAACAAGTGGGTATCAAATGATACTCCGTGGATGAAGCAATTCGCTTCTACTATCTTTTTCAACAACTACCTCATCAATACTGTCTCTCCACAGACCTACCGAGCAGAAGGAGTAGAGGGACTGAACAGGTATCATAGGGGCATGGTAGTTCTTGACCTAGACCAATCCTCAAGACCAGCCCCTGACGCACAACTTGATTTCCGTTGGAATGGAGTATGGACAGGCATCAGACCAACTCAATTACTAACTGCATTGATCCAAGGCGAGAAACGCGGATTTGGATTCTCGTTTGACAAAGACAACAAGAACCGCCTATACGAATTCACCATAGCCCAAGGCGATGACTACGGCCCAAATGGAAGCAGGCAGATTGAATCCTTCTTCACAACTGGAAGGTATGACTTCAACCGAAGCGGGGCTACCAACAAGTTCCTCCGCAAAAAGATTACTGGTGGCGAAATGTGGATGAGTGAGATTAAGGGTGAAGTAAATAGTTCAGCCGAGTTCCGCGCAGATAGTAATCCATGTTGGTCAGAACTGAAAGTTCCTACGACATTCGGGTGCGATCCATGCTCGCCTAAAGTAACTGAATGCTTCCCACAACGTGGAGGTAATCGTTACAAACGCTACAAGTTTAACACGCCAGACCCAAGCGAGTGCAATGACTTGGCAGGCATCCCAGCGGTGGAAGGATCAGAATTCCAAATCAGAATCAACCTAACCGGAGCAGCTACAGTTGACCGAGTAAGGTTGATGGCGAACATCAAGAACAACGATGATTCTCCGGTTGGTGACTGCCCAGAAGAAAATCAAGAGTGCGAACCATTTTTGTGTTGCCAAGAGAAATATTGGAACTACAATATCGTGAACTAATTTATGGACAATCAGTCTTCATCGCCAGCACTTACATTTCCAAATGTTCCAGATGATTTTTGTCCAACTGGTAACTGGCAGAATGTATTTCAAGTATTCATTGATGAAGTTCTTACTAACGGAACCATCAATGTTCCGGGATTGGGCGATGTAACTCCAGCGCAGATTGCTCAAATCAACGAAGACCTTGCTGACCAGCAGAATCAGATTTCGGCAAACACAACAAACATTGCCAATCTTACTACGCAGGTTAACGCTATTCCTGTAGTCAATGTTAGAAGGGGTGTAGTAACAGGAGTGCCTTCGGTTCCAGCCGACTCAATTCAAACAGTTTCTTTTGCCGCACTTCCAAATGTAAACTATGCAGTATCAATTACTCCAGTTTGCACTGGAACAATTGGAACTTCTGCGACTCCTTTATTTTCATTAAATGACGGGAGCAAAACAACGACTGGATTTTCAATTCGTGTCGAAAACAACATTTCAAACATAACGAGTATTGAATGGATGGCAGTTCATACTTCGTAATAAACAAGCCATAAGAAAACTAAATATATGACACCACTAAAAGGAACTGATCCTAAACTCGTCAGCGGCGGCGCACCAACTCGCGGCATGATCCGTGAAGGCATGGGCAATATGAATCCTCCCAACACTGGGAAGAACCCATACTCCAGCGCACCGCTTCCCAAGTCTGGAAAGCCCGTTGGCTCGAAATAATTATCGGAAACGATAATCCCTATGGCCGATACCCTCGAAGAGATGGTAGAGCTTGTGAAGGGGTTCGTCGGAGATTCAGGCACTTGTTCATACGAGCGCGGAGTCAAAGCCGTAAACCAAGCAAGGAGACTACTTTGGAATAAACGGGCATGGACTTCGCAAGAAGAGTATGTCCAGATTTGCTGTGTGAACGATTGCTTCACGCTTCCAGCCCGATACGAGCAAATCAAACTTGCTTGGATCGGAGATAACTCTGCGAGCCTCGCTGATGAATGGTTCAATGCGACCAACGCTTTTGCTCTTCATGCGGATCACTCATGCCATAGGGGAATTGTAGAGGTAGGGGGACTCCATGTTCTCTTCCGCGACTACACAACGCATCCATACCAAATCGGAGTAATGGCCGAGGAAGCTGAAGACATCGGCGTAGAGTTGATGTTTGAAGCACAAGACCAGTATGACACCTACCATAAGGTTAAGGTGACTACTGCTAATCCTCCAACGCTGGCAAAGTCTGATCTTCTTGTGAAAGGAATTCGGGCAGTCAGTAAGCCAATTACCAAAGGAAGGATTCGCGTGTATGCCTACGATACCGCATTGGAAGCAAAGACGCTGATAGCAATCTATCAACCGAACGATGCTAACCCAACCTTCCGACGATTCAAAGCACCGAAGACCTGCGAGTGTATTACGCTTTACGCATCGAAGAAATACTTTGATCTGACCGATCCGAAGGAGTTGGTCGAGTTCATCCCAGATGCGATGATCTATGCGGTTCTGGCATTGAACTCGCGTGAGAATCGTAAGGCGCAAGAGTTCTTGAGCAATCTATCCCTTGCCGTGCAGGAGCAAGAAAAGGAGATGGAGAACTTGGAGATACCAACAGCAGGGCCAATTCGCTTTGCTAACTATAGTCGGGCAGAAAACCTAGTTGGGTCTGATCTACTCTCTCCATCACCTAACGACTACTTCTTATATCGATGACGCTGACAATTCCAGACAAGATTGATGCAAGGAACGTCGTTGGATATGGTGATCCAGACTACGAACTCAACTTGATGGATGTAGAGATTCTAAAACTTCCTCCAAGGGAATGTCCGCTGGTTCACAAGTTCACTCCGGGGATGTATATTCGAGAAATCTATATGCCGAAGGATACGATTCTCACAACCTTGCTCCATCTTACTACGCATCCATTCTTCGTAATGAAGGGCGATGTAACTGTATGGTATCATGGTATCCCTGCCCACCGCTACAAAACAGGCTACAGCGGGATCACAGAAGCAGGAACAAGGCGAATGCTTTACACCCATCGTGACACAATCTGGACTACCTGCCACGTCACAGACTTAACTGATCCAGACGAAATTATTGACACGATCACTTCTAGAGACTTTAATCCTCATATCGCCAAGGAAGACCCAAGGGTGCAGAAGTGGCGGCATAACCGAACGGACTTAATCAAATGAGATTTCTTTTACCAGACCCGCTAGGCAACAATAGACATCCACAGATGTTTCACACTAGCGCATTCGCTATTGGTGCTGGTGTGGTTGCAGTTGGAGCAGCAGCAGGGTCATCGGCTATCTCAATGTCGGCGGCATCAAGGGCAAGTAAAGCTCAAGGCGCGGCAGCAAAGAAGTTTCAGCAACAACAAAGAAAAGCTACTAAAGGACTTCTTAAAGGACAGCAACAAGTCCAAGGAATGATCGAAGAAGTTAAAGCTCCAGAGTATAACCTTGGAGCAATGATCGGTGATGCTGGTCAGATTTCAGATTACTATAGGAAGCAACTTGAAACATTCCAACCCGGAGCAGCACAGCAACGCCAGCAAGCGCAGACTCAAATCGGTCAAGCGATGGATGTCATCTCACAATATCTTCGCGGTGATATCCCACAAGATGTTAAAGATCAGATCACACGCAATGTCGCAGAGAGTGCAGGCGCAGGATTCAGCCCAGCGACAGCAGGGCGAACTGGAGGGTTCCAAGCGGCACAAGGTCAGTTAGCAAGAAACCTTGGACTGACTTCATTGCAGGTTCAAGGCATGGGACTTTCCGCAATGCCATCCGTTCAAGGCACAGCACAGAACTGGCAGCAATTAGCGCGAGCATTCACAGCAGACCCGCTTGATGTGGGTAGGGTTCAACTTGGATACCAAACAGCCCAAGCAGAAGTCGGCTTGCAGAAAGCCAAGATGACATCTGATATGTTCACTAACATCTACAAGGCTCAATCCGGTTTGGCAGATCAAATCTACGGAGCGAATAAAGAAAACATCGCCGCAAGCTATGCCGCACAGCAAGCAGTAGGAAGAGGTGTCTCTGACATTGGTAAGGCTACCTCTAGTGCATTGTTTACTGGATATCAGATTAATGCAGCTAATCAGGGATTAAACGTAGCGCAAAATCCTTATGGCGGAGGATCAACTCAAGCCGGTTCATTAGGTAGCTTAATTGATTCACAACTAGCTGCATATGGAAGATCGCAAACATCTTAAAAAATAAATATCATGTCTATCGCGGAACTCATAATGAAGGGAACAGATGAAGCATCCAAGTCAACAGACTGGGTTGCGGACTCTTTGGCTAAAATCGGAGATAGTGTAAGTAAAAATCTTCGTGAACGAGAACAGAATAGGCAAGCGCAAGAGATGCTGCCATTCTTAAAACAGAACCTACAAGCAGCAATGACTGATGCTGAAAATGGAAAGCCCGGTCAGGCATACTCCAAATTACTTGGATCACTTGATACTCAAACGCTAAAAAATCCACAGCTTGCAGGATTCGTAAAACTTGGATTCGATGCGATTAATCAAACTACAGATGCTAAAAGGACAGGAGGAACTAGCCTTGTTGATTTCTTGATAGCAAAAGAGCTTGGACTTCCATTGCCAACTGGCGGAGATGGAACAGGAGGCGGCGGAACGGGAGGAGATGGAGGTGCTGGTGGAAGCCAAGATGTAGGAACTCCAAATGTCCCAGCCCAAATCGTTACAGGCGTAGAAATAATTAACGCCCCCGGAATGGAAGACGTCGATACAACTAAAGGAATAAGTGCTGTCCGAAATAAGCAATTTAGCGTTGCTGTTCAAGGAAAAGATAATAAAACATACTACGCCCAGCCTAGACTGGATGAACTTCCAGTAGGTGGAGGAACAGGGCTTATTGATAACCCTGCGCCGTGGACGCCAACGAGAGGTAACGCTCAACAGCAACCAACTCCAGCACAAGAGGAGGCAAGGGCATTTTTCCAAGAAAACAAAAAAGTAGCAGAAACGCAAGGAACAGGAAAGGCATGGTATAACCAAGCAATCGATCCAGCATCACCTAAACTAAAAGAGCTGTCACAAACACACGATCCGCTCGACTTTAGTGGCGCAGACAAATACAATGTCGGAACTATTTATTTTCCTAAAGAGCAAAACCTCGATAAAGAAATAAAAATCACAGCAAAAGGAGATATCTTTAATGTCTCAATGGATAGAAATAAAGTTAACACAGAATTGGAAAAAGAGAGAAGGGCGCTAAAGATAAATATAACAAAGGCGCTTTCGAAGATGGAAAGCAAAGAAATGAAAGATTTATTTGAAGACTACGGATCAATAGAGAATTTCCCGCCTCCATCAGCGTCGAATCCAAAAGTAATTAAATTCCCAAGAAAAGAAAAAGAAGGCAAAGTTAAGATGGTTAGCTTGCCTATAACAGGAGTTAGCGAAGATGGAGTAATTAAAAACATGGGATTGGGAGATGCGTTTGAATTGTTGCAAAATCTGCCCGGATTGGGAAGGCCAATTGGCGTTGTTGTAGCACGATCTGGACAAATGCCCGCCACAGGACAAGACTGGAAAAAAGGTCTTGGAAATATACTTCAAAATCAATAATAGTATTAAATGATATTAACTCTTGATACACTCAAAAAAGCAAGAGAGGCTAGATATACTGATGATCAAATATCTTCTCTTTTATCGGAGCAGAATCCAAAAATCGGTGAAGCATTAAAATCTGGATATAAGTTAGATCAGATCGCGGAATATTATACAACTAGTCCACAAGCTACAGTAATTTCCGAGCAAGAGGTTTTCAAAAAAATTAAGCGAGTCCCAGAGATGATCAACCTCTCTGGAGGTCTTCCTGTAGGCGGAGAGCCTATGGTCGGTGGCCCAGATGTATTGGATATGGAGCCGGGGCAAACCAAAACCTTCATGGAAGATGAGGAGGGTAAGCCTGTAGAGGTTCGCCGCGCTCAAGCGATTGATATCTTAGGAAAGACAATCCAAGAACCTATCAGCCCAGATGGGATGACGCTGGACTTCCGTGGGAACCTGATCAAGCAAAAATATAAAGAACTATCTGAAGCAACGAAACTTCCATTATACGAGTATCGTGATAAGGCTCTGCCATTGCGATCAGAAATATCCAAGCTGCAAGAAACTCAACAGGCACATGAGGCTAATCAATTAGATTTCTTGAGTAGATTGATTACCGGAAAGAAGGGAGTTTCTGTAGATGTAGAGACTGGACTTGGAGAAGGTGGAGGAAAAGGAGAGATAACAACTGTTCCAATCCGAACAAGGACTTTCGCGGCGGCAGAGGTTATCGGTGATCAGCGCGAGTTCATAGATAACATTATCGGAAACGATAAATTCTTGGACTACCTAAAGACCAAGGGAATCGACACTCCGGGCATGATGTCGCGGATGGCTGGTCAGTATCTTGGAGCAGAAGAAGCACCAGCAAGAATCGAAGAACTCAAGAGGAATGTCGATGTAAGGAAGCTCGCGGAGGAATGGGCAATGACCTCGCCCGACTTCATGGATACCGCTACGGATATCTTCAAGCGAGCATGGGATGGATACGCTGGAGCAGTTGGGTCTGGAACTATTGGCCCGATTGGTATGCTTCTAAAGGAAGCTGGATTTGAGCAGTCTGGGCAATCGCTAATCGATGCCGCTGAATATGCAGACCAAATGAGACTGAAAGGCCAAGACCCAAGAAAGGTTGGTGCGTTGGCGCAATTCGGAAGGGATGTATCTGGCGGAATTGGTTTCACTGGAGCCGCAGTTACTGTTGGTGCGCTCGGAAACGCCGCACGTTTATCGCTCGGATTGAACTCTGCGAGGGCGATCAATCTTTTCCAGAAGGGAACTACACTTACATTTGGTGGACTTAACTCTGCGTGGGCAGGATACTCTGAAGCGAAATCAGATGGAGCTACTGAAGAGCAAGCGAATCAAGCGGCACTCTTCTCTGCTCTAACTCAAGCACCATTGGAACTTGTATCACCACTGCAAAAGTGGATCAGTCGATTTGATCCCAAACAACAAGAGGCAATCTACAGAGGTCTGAACAGGGCCGCTCAAGCTGTAATCGAAGGAACTGAAGAAGCATTGTTCAACGAAATGCCACAGCAGATCGCAGGCAACCTCGTTAAGAAGTATGTCTACGATCCCAACCAAGACATCTTTGAAGGGACTGCATACGCTGGTGGGGTAGGTGGAGCGGCAGGTATTCTTACATCCATCTTCACCCAGATGATTTCTGGAAAGAAAGCAAAGAACAAAGCCTTGAAGGGAGATGAAGAGGGATCGGAAGAAACCGATATCGAATCCAAGGCTGATGCAGTTGCTGACCAGTTAGCTCCAGATGCAGTATCTGACCTAGCCCAGCAGATGACTGCTGTTAGCGGTGAGATTGACAATCTGAAGCAAGAGATTGCTGACGATGAGATGGGGCTACAGGCGATTGAAAAGACCGCGCCAGCATACCAAGCCGCCGAACTAGCACTGAACGAAAAGAAAGCCAACCTCGCGCAATTACAGACCCAATTCGATAAGCTCTCCGCAGGCCCAGCAGAGGTTAAGGAAGCACCAGCGGCTGGAGAAGTAAAGCCATCCGCTACAAAAGAAGAAGCTCAAGCCAAGATCGAAGAACTCAACAAAGAGTTCGACGCTTTGGATGAGAACGATCAAGCAGGTATCGATAGGGTAAACCAAGCCATCTTCGCGGAGCAGAATAAGATCGCTGAACTTACAGCTATTGAACAGGGAATCGATCCGCAAGGCACAACTCCTACCCGTCAGCCGGGACTACCAGAGTCTGGACGCAGATCACCATTCGGAACCTTCTATCCAGACCGCCCAGTCCTCCAAGCCTTCATGTCTGCTACAGACAAGGTGATTGGAAAGATTCAAGCTACAGGGAAACGGGCGCAGAAGCTGAAGAACGCTATCCGAACAGCAGTATCTAATAATGCTGGATTCTTGGCAGGCACAGGCACTCAAGTTATATCCTCCGAGGAATACAATAAGCTGACTGGGAATAAACTCTCCGCTGATAGTGGAACATACAAGGCAGTTTTCTTTGGAGGTAAGAAGTATCTGGTTATCCCAGATGTAAACGTCCTCCAGCAAGTAGCGACCCAAGGTGAACAACGGGCTGCAAGTAGAGACGCTGCATTGGATCAAGAGTCACGGGCAGCAGCCAAGAAACTAGAAGAGGAGATGATCCATCTCTCCATGTTCCAAGGCATCCAAGACGAGTATAAGGCTCTCAAGAAACCTAAACTCACAGAGCAGGAATACATCGTAAAGCGAATCTCTGACATAGCAAAAGAAGTAAAGCGCACGAATCCTAACGCACTGCCGGGGGTATCTGAAGTCTACTTGAACGATAAAACAAAACTCCTTGATGATCTTACTTTCTCCCAAGAGTTCATGCGGATGGTTGCCCAGCGAGTAAGGACGGGGCAGATCACCGAGGACTTGAATGCTATCAGAGCAGCGGAGAGAGAAACATTCTCTGATAAAGACAAGGGAATAATCAGAGCATGGAAGGACTCACTCCTCAATGCTCTCCAGTTCCTCCGCACTTCCATCGCTCGCTACCTTGGAAAAGGAACCTCGACCAAGGAAGTAGAGAAGATGCTGAACACGATGAATACCATCTTGGATGAGTATGGCATCGTGAAGGGTGAGGCTAACTACGAGTTTAAAGATTACTCTGCCGCTCAACCTAAAGGTGAACTGAAACCTATTTCAACTGAAGATGAAAGGTTTATTGAAGAAAGAAAAAATGCTTCAAAACAAAAACGCCAAGAAGAAAATTTGAAGTTTGGAGAATATGGCGAAGATGTTAATAAACTTGAAAATAAGTGGGAGAAATCTGGCGTTGAATTAATATTATTCCCATCTGAACAAAATATAGAAATAACAATAATTAGAGTTCCAGAAAATGTTCGTGGAAAAGGAACTGGTTCATCAGTAATAAACGATGTTAAAGCGTTGGCGGCAAAATATTCCAAATCAATAGTATTAAAATCTGAAGACATTGATGGAATAGGAAAAAATCCTGATGAGTTCTATCGTAAAAATGGATTTATTGAAACAGGAGATGGGAAATTCATTTATACTACAAAAGAAGCTACCCCAACTGTTAAGGAATCCTTGACAGTTGAACCAGAAGTATCGGAAACGATAACTCCAGCAATCGAAGCGAAGGCCCAGCCATACTACGAGATATTTGAAATATTCAACAAGTATGGAGAAAATCGTAGGGAAGAAATGATTCAAGCCACTGCTGACAACCCAGAGCAAGCCGCTCAACTAATACGTCAGACTGACAAATACAGAAGACTTGCAACTCTAAAAAGAAACAAACAGATACGTTTGTTTTCTATGGGGCAACCTGCTGTTAAAAGACTTCCGGGCCAATCTGGAATCATTGCAGAGGCTGGTGTAACTCCACAGATGGATGTTGAATACGCTCAAGCAATCAAGGGAGATACGGGAAACGACACGATCACACCAAAGACAAACCAAGAAACTTGGGCAAATAACAATCCCAAAAGTGCATCCAAAATTCGCTCGTTAATCTTTCAAAGATTAAGACAGGTTGGACATTTATGGAAGGGAAGTTGGAAGCCGCCAATGTTTAAAGCGGCATCTAAAGATTTTAAATCAGCGGGCGGTGATGTTGGATCATTCTTTGCGGAAACAAAAGAACACGCGATGGATTATCTTGAAAGAGGAGGGAAGATATTCACCGCCTACATCAAGATGGATAATCCCGCCAACTCACCTGATATAATCAGAGTTTTGTCTAAAGCATTTCCTCAATACGCTGAACAATTCATAGAAGATGAAGGTGATTGGGGATCAGTAATGTCTACTGGCGGGATTGATGATGGGGCGAAGTTCGTCAAAGCAATGCAAGACGCTGGCTACGATGGAGTATACCAATGGGACGGGGCAGATAGCGTTGCAGTAGTGTTCAATCCAAACCAAGCCAAGTCAGCAGACCTCGCTACCTTCACCAGCAGGGGAAAAGTCATTCCTATTTCAGAACGCTTTAGCCCAGAGTCTCCCTTGATTGCAAGAGCAGGCGTAACTCCAGAAGGTGAACCAATGTCCAAGAAGTCTGAATCTGCAATGAAGCGGATCAGCAATCAGATGATATCCGATCTTGATGCATTGGTTGAAACTCTGAAGCCGAAGCGTAGCAAGGCATTGACCGAATACAAATCGAGGACGATCCAGAAGGGCAAGACCTATCCGAAATCCTTGATCTCACCTTACTCTGTTGCCGCGAATCTTTTCACATCGGATGCGTTTACTGATGGAGTTAATGCTCTGAATAAAATCACCAGAGGAAATCCAGATGCAGACTTCTTTAGTATTGCAGAGGGAGTTTCAGATATTGATTATGGCAGAGTTAAAAATAGATACAGCATAGATTTAGAGGAGCAATATGTTCTGGCAAAAGTCATGTATGATTTGATGCCTGTATTTATTGATCAAGTAAACGAATCATCTATGCCTAATTCGGCGCGGGAATCATTCAGACTTCAAGCAAGAAAGGTGCAAGCCGACCTTGCTAGGAAGGTTGTAATGATGAATGCATCGGGTGGAAGAATAACAAGATACGCTGGAACATTGAGGGGTATTGGCAGCGCAGGAACTGCGATTGACAGCTACAAGTCCAGCATCATTGATGCGATGGGCAACATCTATGCCCTGACTAAAGTTCCATTTGAAAACATCGCAAATGCAATCCGAGGCGACCGCAGGAAGTCAGTAGATAAAGTAGCTAACATACAGAGTGTATTCCGCAAAGCAGTCTCACTCATTAAGCAATCCCAACTGAATCCAGAGAAGGTGCGCCAATCCATCCGCGCCGAGGTTGGCAAGAGAAAGAATGAAAGCACCCGCAAAATCCTACTGGATTTCAGTGCGGGACTCTTCGATACCAAGGAAGACAAGTATGCCAACATGATCGTTGACCAGACTGTTCAGAACATCCTTGCGATTGGGATGAACAGGAAGGGCTTCTCGATTGAGAATGTCAGCAACTTCATGTATCAATCCTTCGCTGCCGCAGCGAAGCAGATGGGAGTCCAGATGGCTGGAGTTCCCAAGCAGAAGGCAGGAAAGCGGAGCGGGAAATACTTGGAGATGGTGAAGGCGGTTATCGGAAACGATAATGCTTACAAGGCATTCTTGGCCGACCTATCCAACCGGATGGCAGAGAAGTATCAGAGCAAGGAAGCATTCAATAAAGACTTCGCCGACCTCTTCAAATCCCTCCGTTCAAACGAATGGTCGGACAGCTTGAGAACTCAAGCAATCAAGGACGCTACTGACGCTATCAACTACAAGTTCGCTGATCTATTCCAATACCTTGGAGAGAAGAGGAACGCCGCCCAAGCTGGAGTGCGTGAGCATATCCGCGCAGAGCTTCGCGGAACTGGCGCATCAAACGAACTGATCGATAAGTTTATTGCAGATGCAGATGCCTATCTCAACCAAGAAACCAACAGGATTCTGACAGAGAAGCTAGGATTCACAGTCAACGAAGAGACTGGCAAGGTAACTCCAAAGCCTCTGATGAGTAAGAAGATTAAAGAGGAAGCCGAGGCGCAGTTCAAGAACATCAAGAATTTGAAGGACATCACCAAGCTATCCCTGACCGACGAAGGTAACTTCAAGGAAGGATTGATCAGCAGGATCATCACAGAGATTGGAATGTCCAAGGAGAATGCGACTGAACTAGCAGACTTGATCTCGTCGGAGATGGATAAGGCACTCATCGCCCAGCGGAGCGAGAACCTGACAACCGCCTTGAAGAAGGCTGAAGAAGTCTTAACTAACAACAAGATCAAGAGGAACACTAACCAGAGGACATTGCTACAGCGTCTGATCCAGATGGCAAACATGGGAATGCTAGACTCCGAGATGGTCTACGAGGCATTCCGCCAGACCCATGACTTTGATAAGAACTATCTGCCATACGATGCTGAATTCGTAAACACGATCCGTCAATGGGGTGACAGAATCAGCCTGCTCCCAGAGGGTGTGATCCGAAGCATCGAAGAAGAGAAGATGGGCAGAGCTTTACTTGAGAAGAGTAAGTTTACTAGTGGGGATATCCTATCCAGCTACTGGTATTGGAGCCTCCTATCACAGCTTGCAACCCCATCATTAAACATATTTTCTGGGGCAATGAACCTGCTCTCAAACGTTGCGGTATGGTCAACATACAGTCCAAAGACCGCAATCCCAATGCTGCAAGGGTTATTCAATGCGATGATGGGAAAGAATACACCAGCCGTGAATTCATTCCTGTATGTGATGAGATTTGGATTAAATCCATCTGGAATGGATGACGAGCGCAGAGGCAAGTATCCGAAGATGAATGTCATCGAGAACGCAAAGCCAGAGAACGCTGGAAAGATTGTTAGTTTCTTAACAACATTCGGTGATGGAAGGATCAACTTCCTTCCTAGCTTTGTGAATGCAGGACTGAAAGCTGTTAGTCCAAGATCATTGATGAGATCGCTTCGTGCTACGGATGCTTTCCTAAAAGAGGTTGCATTTGAAGCGAAGCTCGCGCAGGCGGGAGCATCTCCATATTCCAAAGAAGGATATGAAATAGCTAGAAGGCAAGCAGAGTTAGAGCTTGTATCATCAAAAACTACAGGAAAGCAGAAGGAGCAGGAGATTGTAATTAGGGCCAATGAAATCTACCGCGATCAAAGAGCAGCGAAGGCCAAGGTTGATATCAAGCAAGTCGAGCAAGATGCCTTGGAAACAGTATATGGCCAAGCTCCCCAAGGTATAGTTGGAAGAGTTGCGAATTTTGTTAATGGTCTACTTGCAGATTATGCAGGAATTAAGTTTTTTATCCCATTTACAAATGTTGTGGCGAACGTAACTAATGAGTTTATCAATTACACTCCCGGCCTTTCTCAAATTAAATATGTTCAAGCTAGAAGAAACGGAGTGAACGATCCATTTACCGGAGGAAGATCAGAGAAGGAATATGAATTACTAATCAAGGGCGGTATTGGATTTCTTACTTTTGCCGCTGCGGCATTAACTCAAGCATTCCAAAGTGGAGACGAGGAAGACCCAGAGAAAAGACCAGCAATCCAATTCTATGCCGAAGGGCCGCGTGATCCGAAGCAGAATCGCATCTGGGCGCAGAATGGTGGAATCAAATACTCTGTCAGAATTGGAGACAAATACATTTCACTTCTAGGAACTCCTCTGGTTATTCCTCTTTCAATGTCAGCGTTAGTTTCTGAAGAAGTGCAAGCAGTTAGGAAGAAACAAAAATCTCTAACCGAGATTGATAAGAGCGAGGTGTTGGCAAGCATAGCGGTTGCCGCACCAACCCTTGTTTTTACATCTGTATTGAACCAGTCATTCCTTACTGGATTGGCAGACATATTCGGACTTACACAAGCCAAAGACCCAGTAAAAGAAGGCCAAGGAATTATGAGCGGGATCATTGGACGATTGCTTGTTCCCGGTCAACTTCGTGACATAACAAAACTAACAACTGATCAGCGAGCAGTTGGAAGCACATGGGCAAGTAACCTTCTTAAAGAAATGCCGGGGGCAATTAACTTCTTGAATAAAGATGTGAACTACTTCGGCGATCCAGCTAGATACCCATCCTTGGTAGAAGAGAATGGGGTTGGGCGCAGGCTTGCAAGTATAATTGGAAGATTGGCATCGTCCGAAACTCCTGACCCCGGATTTAAAATCATGTATGATCTTAATCTTACGCCTCCTTCTTGGGACAATAGCCTCAAGTGGTCTGATGGTAAGCGCATGACAAAATCTCAAGAGCTTGAGTTCATCCGAACCGCAGGGCCGAGGATGCGCGACTGGATTGTAGAGAACGAAGATAGCTTAAAGAATCCAACGCCTACTGAAGCGCAAGAAGAGAAGGGACTGACACCTCAAGAGGTAAGTCAAGAGTTGCTTAACGACGAGATAGGGAAGATTAGATCGGAAGCTAGGAAGGATTTGGAACAAAACATGGAACTTGACTTCTCAGCCATGTGATGTAACCTCTGCTTCGCAGTCGGGTCTCTGATTGCTATTCGTGTTATTCATAAGGTTGACGCACCTCGGAGAAATCTGGGGTGCGTTTTCTTATTATCGGAAACGATAAAATATTTTTAGAAATATTACAAAAACCTATTGACGATTATCGGTAGAATGATAGGCTTTGCGAAGTGGACAACAACAACCCTGTCCATATAAAACCAATGAAAGAAACACCAAAAGTAAAAGTAGAAGCAGTAGAAAAAACAGCAGTTCAGAACATCGATCTTCAGCGTGAGATTTTTCTCCGCTTGGTCTCATCGGCGGCAGCAGACGGACGATTCCTTCTAGGCAATCTTCCCAACGCACAAGCAGTGGTCAAACAAGGCGACCATCTTCGCGGAGTATCTGAACTGCTTGCTAACTGCTTCGAGAAATGACCATCACAAATAACTTCAACCTGCCAGCCCCCATGTATCGGGCGTTGGCGCACGATGGGTATACACCCGGAACGAAGAAGGCAGACATCTCGGTGACTACCTTGATCGGGCCACCGAAGATCAGCCAACTCAAGAAACGCTACTCCGACGAGATCGTGGAAGACGCATCCGATATGGTGTGGGCATTGCTCGGTCAGTCAGTTCACAAGGTTCTTGAATTAGCTGGAGGAGAGGAAGAGCTGACTGAAAAGCGTCTCTACTTGGAGATCAATGACTGGACGCTGACCGGACAGACTGACCTCTACGAGACTGGCAACAAGACTATCTCCGACTTCAAGGTAACATCGGTCTTCTCCTTCCTGCTCGGAGGCAAGTCCGAATGGGAGGCGCAGATCAACCTCAACGCCATGCTCTGGAGAAGCTATGGATATGAAGTAAAGAAAGGTCAGATCGTCGCCATTCTCCGTGACTGGCAGGCAAGCAAGGCAGAGTTTGACAAAGAGTATCCTCAATGTGCAGTCCACATTGTTGACATTCCTCTTTGGGAT